TTCCGCAAGCTGAAGGACGGCAACGGCGCATACCTGTGGCAGCCCAGCCTGGCGCTCGGCGTGCCGGCCACGCTCGCAGGCGAGCCGGTCATCGACATGCCGGGCATGCCGAACGTGTCGGCCGGCAACATCGCGGCGCTCTACGGTGACATGGCGGAGACCTACCAAGTCATCGACCGTATCGGCGTCCGCATCCTGCGCGATCCGTACACCGCCAAGCCCTTCGTGCTGTTCTACACCACGAAGCGGGTCGGCGGCGGGGTCAAGAACCCGACCGCCATGCGAGCGCTGAAGATCGCAGCCGCCGCATAACCACTGCGCCGGGGCGGCTCCGGCCGCTCCGGACCATCTGGAGCCAATTCCATGACCAGCACCAAGAAGACGGTCGACACGACCGAGATCAACCCGTCCGACGTTCCGGGTGTCTCCGACACCGCCGGTATGACGGAGGACAATCTGACCCCGGCAACGCAGGTCGCCGCGAGCGGCGTGTTCATCGAGCCCGAGATCGTCGAGCGCATCGACGTCGATCATCCGGCCGTCGACAATCATCCCCGCAAGGGCCAGCCGGCGGTCGCCAACCAGATCGACTTCAACGATCCGCACCTCGGCAACGAGGACGCCGTGAAGGCGAACCTCGGCGACCAGTCGAAGTAACCGCGCGCGAGCGAGGCGGGAGGATACCCGATGGCACTTCCCGTCTCGCTCGCCGAGGCCAAGTCGCAGCTGCGCGTCGACCATTATGACGAGGATGATTTGATCGGCCGCGCGCTGGTTGATGCGGCCGGTTGGGTCGAGCGGTACACCGGCCACATCCTTGAGGCGCGGGAGGTGACAGAGCATTTCACTGGCGTCGGCGTCGGCGTCGGCGCCGTGCAGCTTCGCGCTTGGCCGATTGCAGCCGATGCGGCGGTCGGTGTGACTTATGTCGATGATAGTGGCGCCTCAGTCGCCCCGACAGGCGCCTGCTTGGACCTATCGAATCGCCCCGCGCGCGTGTTGCCGCCGAACGGTCCTCTCTGGCCATTCAGAGGCAGCGATCAGCGTTTCGCGGTCACCATCCGCGCTGGCTACGAGGCTCCCGCCGATGTGCCGACTAACCTTCGCCGCGCCATGCTGGTGATGATCTCCGCCTTCTACGCCGACCGGGAAGCGGGCGACGTCTTCAAGGCGGCGGAACGATCGGCGCGTAGTCTCTGCGCCGATTTCCGGATGCGGCGGCTGTGATGCTCGCTGGCAAGCTCGATCGCCGCGTGACGATCGAAAAGGGCGGTGCCGCCGACGATGGGTACAATGAGACCGAGGCTTGGGCGCCCTATGTGACGGTGTGGGCGCAATTCATCCCCTCTGCGGGTAAGGAAGCGCGCGAGCAGCTAGGTCGCGAAGCGATTATGCCGGCATCTTTCCGCATCCGCTACTCGTTCGATGCCGCCCTGGTTGAGCCTGGCAACTACCGCTTGCGCTACCCGGCCGAGCCTGGCGGGCAGCTGTGGGACATCAAGAGCGTCGCCGAGATCGACCGGCGTGAGCGGCTGGAGATTATCGCCGTTGCGCGGCGGGGTGCGGCGTGAGCTTCGAGACCGCGCTGCGCGCGCGGTTGAAGGCGGCTGCCGCCCTTGCCGGCGTGCCGGTCGAGTGGTCGCGTCGTAAAGGCTACCCCTGCGTCGTCCTGACGATCGTCACGGCACCGCTCAGTCGACACATGACCGGCTTCGACCAGTGGCAGCGCCCGCGCGTGCAGTTCGACGTCCTGGCGCTCGATGCGCCGACTAAGGTCCGGCTGCGCGATGCCGTGATCGCCGTGATCGCGCCGGCGGCGCTGCTCGGCAGGGTGCGGTTCGGGCGCGCCTTCGACGTGCGGCACACCGACATGAGCGACGAGACCGACACCGACTTCGTCTTTCGGGACATGATCGAGGCCGTAGTGCCTCACTTGCTGGAGACCTGACATGCCTACGACCTCGGCGATCCCGGCAGCGACTGCGCTGTCGGCGGCGACGAACGGCGATGAGACCGAACTGTTCGTCAGCCTGGACGAGGCTGCGTGGACGGCCGTCGCCGAGATCGACGACCTGCCCGACCTGCCCTCTGGCGAGCAGTCGCTCTACGAAACCACCCACATGAAGTCGGGTGCGTTCAAGGAGTGGAAGAAGAACAAGCGGCGCGACGGCACCGAGATCGACATCAGCGGAAACTACGTCATCGGCGGGGCGGCGGAGACGACGCTGCTGGCGATGGAGGCGGCCGGCGGTTCGCTCGCCTACCAGATCGTGCTCAAGCAGGGTGCCGAGACCTGGCGCGCGACCGGCCGCGGCATCTTCTCGAACCTGATGCGGACGAACCCTGCCGAGGAAAAGCGCCGCTTCACCATCACCATGAAGCCGGTCACGGCGATGACGCTGGCGAAGGACGCCTGATGGTCGCTCCGATCGATGCCCGAGCGACGTTCGAGGCCGCGGGCGAGACCTTCCAGCTGGCGATGAACTATCGCACCATCGCGCTGGCGGAGGATGCCAAGCCGGACGTGGTCACTGCGTTTGGCACCGGCAAGCCGACGATCACCGGCATGACCACGCTGGTGTGGGCGTTCGCACAGCCGGCGCACCCCGATCTGACGCTCGACCAGGCTCTGGCGATCGTCATGCAGCACAGCGATGCTGCGGGCTCCGCGCTCGGCGAGTGCTTTCACCTCGGCACGAAGGGGGCGGCGGCGCCGGACGACGCCGATGCGAACCCTCCGGAGACGAAGACGAGCGGCTGACGCCGTTCGATCTGCACCGGGAATGGTGCTCGGTCGGCTACGACCCGGATGCGTTCTGGCGGCAGACGCCCGCCAGCTTCGGTTCGGCGATGCGCGGCGCCATCGACCGCCTGAAGCGGGATGGTGAGCGCGACGTGGCTCTCTCTCACACCACCGCCAGCATGACCCGCGCCAAGGCGCTGGATCCGCTGCACCGCTACCTGCCCCGGCATCGTCGCCGCAAGCAGCAGCCGGGTGCGATGCTCGACCGGTTAAAGCAGATCGCCGCCGACACGAAGGAACTCGGCTGATGCCGCGAATTAAGCGCTTCCGCCTCGAGGGCGCAAAGGAGCTCGACGCAGCGCTGGCGGACCTAGGCGTCGACGTTGCGGGCAAGCTGGGCAACGCGGCGGTGCGGAAGACGGCCAAGACGCTGCAGGCCGAACTGATCGACGCCGCGCCCTACAATCCGAGCGGTCCGACACCGAAGGTCTATACGGCCAAGGACGGAAGTGTGCGGCGCACGGACTACGGTCACCTGCGCGACAATCTGCGGGTGCGCCGCCGCAAGGCCAACAAGCCGTACATGATCCGGTTCGAGGTCACGACGGGGCAGGCGTTCTGGGGCACGTTCCTTGAGTGGGGCACGGTGCGCATGGCGGCGAAGCCATGGGCGCGACCGCTGTTCGACCGCCTGCACCAGCGGCTGATCACGGTGATGATGGAGACGCTGCGCGAGGGCGTGAAGCGAGCTGCCAGGCGGGCGGCGCGCGGTTCGCGGCGTCGGCGTGGGGGAATGGGGCACAACGGCGGCCCGGCACTGGAGGATTAAATGGCGCTGTCGTTCGGCAACATGTTCTCCAGCCTGACGCTGGAGAGCGCCAGCTTCATGAGCGGGCTCGACGCGGCCCGAAAGTCGCTCGGCAACACGCAAAAGACGTTCGAGCGGATCGGCGGCAACCTGCAGAAGGTCGGCGCCGTGATGACGGTCGGGATCACCGCACCGTTCATCGCCATGGCCAACGAAGCGATGGAAGGCGCGCTCGCGCAGCGGCAGGCAATGGCGCAGGTCACCTCCGCGTTGGAGAGCATGGGGCCGGTCGCCGGGCGGACGGCGGAGCAGCTGTCGAAGGCGGCCGACGCCCTCGAGACGCGGTCGATGGTCGATGCCGACGTGATCCTGACCAAGGTGACGGCCAACCTGCTGACGTTCGGGAACGTCGCTGGCTCGGTGTTCGACCGCGCGCAGCAGGCGGCGATCGATATGGCGCAGCGCCTCGGGCAGGATCCGCAGGCGGCCGCGGTGCTGCTGGGCAAGGCGCTGAACGACCCGATCAAGGGTTTGAGCGCGCTGACCCGTGTCGGCGTCAGCTTCTCGAAATCGCAGATCGAGACGATCAAGCAGATGGCGGCGACCGGCCGCACGGCCGAGGCGCAGGGGCTTATCCTGAACGAGGTCGAGCGGCAGTTCCGCGGCGCGGCAGCGGCGGCGGCCGACACCGACCCGTACCGCCAGCTGAACGTTGCCTTCGGCCAGGTGTCCGACGTGCTCGGCGAGGTCGCCCTCAACGTGCTTCCGCCGTTCACGAAGGCGATCAAGAGCATCGCCGACTTCTTCCTGGCGCTGCCAGAATCGGTGCAGACGGGCGCGATTGCCGTTGTCGGCTTCGGGGCGGCGCTGGGGCCGGTGCTGGGTGCGATCGGCACGTTCATGCAGGTGAGCGCGCCGCTGATCCCGCGCCTGTTCGCGGTCGGTGCGGCCGGTACTGCGGCAGGCGCCGGCGGGGCGGCGGCAGGGATCGGCCTCGCGCCGCTCGCGCCCATCCTGATCCCGCTGGCCGCCGCGGTGGCGGGTGTTTACCTGGCGTGGAAGAACTGGGACGAGATCGGACCGATGCTCGAGCGCGTCGGCGCTCAGGCCAAGATCCAGACGACTGCGATCGATGGGTATCTGAAACAGATCACCGGCGGCGCGGATGCGCTCGATCGGCGGCTCGGAATTCCGACGAAGGACGAGGCGTTCGCCAGCATCTCGCGCGCGCTGGTCTCAACGTGGAACACGGTCAACCAGTATGATCTGGCACGATGGGCGGAGCGCTTTGACGCAGCATTCCTGCGAATGCACCTCTCTGTGGTGAATGCCGCCCAGCGCCTCTACGCGGGCGTGAAGACGTGGCTGGTCGAAAAGCTGGGTGGAGTGATGACAAGCGTCACCGACAAGGCGAAAGCGGTCGGCGACGCATTCTACCAGCTGTACGATCGCGTGGTCGGCCATAGCTACGTGCCCGACATGGTCGACGGCATCGCGGCGCAGATGCAGCGGCTCGACGCGGTCATGGTGTCGCCGGTGACGAAGGCGACGTCGAAGGCGGCTAGCGCGTTTCAGAAGTTGCAGCAGGATCTGCAGCCGCTGCTCGACAAGCTGTTCCCCGAGGTGCGCGAATTGATCGAGCTCCAGAAGGAACTGGCCACCCTCGACGCGAGCCTGAAGGGCGGGGCACTGTCGCAGGACCAGTATGACGAGGCGCGCCGCCGCCTCGTCTCGGGCCGCTACGAGCCGCCGGCCGAGCCGCGGATCACCACGGTCGAACCGATCGTCGACGTCGCCGCCGAGGTGGAGAAGCTGGGCAAGTCGCTGCCCGACCTCTCGAAGTCGGCGCGGTCCAGCACGGCCGAGGTCGTCGCATCGTTCGCCGACATGGCGCAGGGTGTCGGCCGGTCGATCGGGAGCTTTGCCGAGAGCCTGCGATCGAAGGACTGGCTTGGCGCGCTGCAGGACGTCGCCGACATCATCGGCCAGCTGGCGCGGTCCGGCGTGTTCGGTGGCCAGCAGGGCGGCGTCGGCGTGCCGCCGAGTTGGTCGATGTCGTGGGGCGGTGCGCGTGCGTCGGGCGGTCCGGTGCTGCCCGGTCGATCCTACCTGGTGGGGGAGCGCGGTCCGGAAATCCTGCGCATGGGCGGTCAGGGCGGATCGGTGGTCGCGAACGATCAGATGGGCGGGCCGATGACGATCCATGTCGCGGTTGAGGAAGGAGCGCTGTTCCGTCCCGTGGTTCGATCGGAAGCGGGGTCGATCAGCTATCAGGCGGTTGGCGGAAACAACCGGACGATGGCGCTGCGCCAGCGGCAGGCGCTGGCGTGATCGAGCTCCCGCGCGGTGTCGTGCCGATCGCCGCGACGGCGGCGCTGATCGACAGCGGCGGAACGATGCGGTCGCCGCTGAACTCGGCCGCGCTGCGTGTCGATCGACCGGGCGCGCACTACCGCGCCGAGCTCAGCTTCGGGCGGATCGGCGACCCGGCGATCGGGCGAGTGGTCGTGTCGC